GCAAAGTCCAATCCGAATGTTTAGAATATGCGGTCGAACGCAAAGAAAGATTTGGTATTTGGGGAGGTAAATCAGAGAGAGAACGCAGAGCTATTCGTAGAGAAAGGCGTAAAAATGCAGAATCTGAGTGATTTTATCTTTATAGACTTTGAAACAACAGGTAGAGATTTAGCAGGAAGATACTATTTCGACAAAAATGTACCAAAACAAGACGCAGTACAGATAGGATTAGTATGGTATGACGGTTTAGAGTTCGAATCTGCGCACTCTTACATCAAACCCCCTAGTGCTTACTTTAATTTAGAATGGTCTTTTGCTTCTCCTAAAAAAGAATATAGCGAAAATGCACCAACTTTTGATAAATTGTTTCCAATATTAGTAGGCTTAGTAGGAAAAAAGACATTTGTAGCTCATAATGCTAAGTTTGATAAAAAGGTTATGGAGGATACTTTAGATTATTACAACAAACCAATGTTTACTAATGAGTGGTTATGCACTAAAGATATGTCTAAAGAATACTTTAATTCCCCAACAAAATGTTTTGACACCTGTAGAAGTGAATGTTCAGGTCATACATTAAGTCATTTACATCACGAATTTGGTTTTGGAGATTATTTAGAACACGACGCAGTTGCAGATACTATGGCAGTTGCAAATATATTCCAAATTCTTTACAAAGATAAACCAGCACAAGAAAAACCTGATTGGATTTTTGTATAAAAACAAAATTGTGTAATAATTATTTTACATAGATAGCCTCCTTGTTGTTTATGTATGTATGTACTGAAAGAGACAAGTCCGTCCTGTGAGGCGGACTCTCTTTTTAAATACCACTCCCCTATGATATAGTTACAATTACGATGATTAAAGACTATATTTTTCCAAGCAAAAACAGATTTAAAATAGTAGGGGATACCGAAGAACACTTCTTAGTTGAATATTATAAAACTAATCAGTTAGTTGAAGAATTTTATATTCCAAAGCAAGACGACCCAGATACTATTAGAATTGCATTGATGTATTGGTACAGCCAAAGATTTTTAATCAAGGCACCCTCAAATACCACTTTCTCAAGTACCAAGAGCTAAAGTTAAATTGTCGGCATCCACACCGACCTCCTCCCATCATCGGCTCTTCTCAGGAAGAGCTGTATCTAATTTCAAATTCTGTTAATATATTTTTATGAAACAGTACAGACCATTACCTAATAGTTTAACTATTAAACAATCAGAAATAGAAGGATTAGGTTTATTTGCAAAAGAATTTATTTCAGCAGGAACTAATCTTGGAATATCTCACGTAGCTTCAGAGAGGTTTGAGAATGGTTGGATTAGAACTCCACTTGGAGGATTTGTAAATCATTCAGATGAACCTAACTGTAGAACAGTATTAAAAAAAGAAGAAGTATATCTTGAAACTTTTAAAGATATTCAATCAGGAGAAGAACTTACTTTAAAATATACTTGGTATCAAATATGACAACTTGGGATGCTGAAAATGAAACTTGGGAAGAATTTAAAAAAAGAAGAAGTAAAAACTCTGGTATATCCGGTATGGGTCAGAAAAAGCGTGAAGGTACTGGAAAAATAAATAAATCAGCTCTTAGAGAAAAAGCATTAAAACGAGCAAACTATAGATGTGAGTGGCCCGAGTGCGATACTACACAATGGTTGGAGATGGCACACATTACTGGAATTGGAATGGGAGGCATGAATCGAAATATTTCGAACGATGAAGGTAATGTTGCTATCTTTTGTAAATTTCATCACGATATTTTTGATGGCAAAACTATATCTGGACAAAAAAGAGAGTACACTAAGTTTGTAAGAGCTTACTTGGGGAGATATGCCTAGATACGATTATAAGTGTTTACTTTGTGAACACGTTTATGAAATAGAACATAAAATTACAGATGACCCAGAAATTTTGTGTCCTAAAGATTCTTTTATTTGCAAAAGACAAATTTCAAAAAATGTCACATTTGAGACTCCTATGGATGTAGAATTTACACAAGACCCTTCAACATTAAGTGAAAAAAGTTTTGCTCAGGTTGAAAAAGCAAAAAAGACAAAATACAGATGGTAGGAGTATATGGATTACGAACACATTTCAGAAGAAGATAAAATTACAATTATCACAAATCAATTAAAACAAATGGAGGGACAACACTTTAGCTTGTCTTTAGTAGAACCCTCTAGACTTCAAGATGAACAACAGCATATGGTTTGGAGACAACAAGTTATGCAAATAGAAAAAAATATTGAACTTCTTCGTAAAAATAAGTCAAAGTTAGAGAATGGCTAAATATGCGCCGAAACTTCCTGGATTACATGATGCGCAGAGAGCTGTTGCAGATAGTGAAGCAAGGTGGAAGATTCTTTGTGCTGGTCGCAGGTTTGGTAAAACTAGACTCGGTGTTCAATTATGCATCGAAACTGCCTTGGCAGGCGGTAGAGCTTGGTGGGTTGCTCCTACTTTTGCTATTGCTCGTGTTGGCTGGAGGGCGTTAGAAGCTGCAGCACTTTCCTTTCCTAAAGAAATTGAACCAAAAATTTCAATCGCCAATATGGAAGTACAGTTTCCTAATGGTGGTTTTATTGCTTGTAAGTCTGCTGATAATCCGCAAAGATTAAGAGGTGAAGGTTTAGACTTTATCGTTATTGATGAGGCAGCTTTCGTAAAACCTGAAGTCTGGCAAGAAGTACTACGTCCTACATTAACTGAAAGAAAAGGTTCTGCTTTATTTATTTCCACCCCTCTTGGTATTGGTAATTGGTTTTATGATTTATGGCAAAACGCAGAAGAAAGAGAAGATTGGGAAAGATTTCATTATTCAACTGTAGACAATCCAAATATTGACCCAGAAGAAGTTGAAGCAGCCAAAGAAGAAGTTGGTTCTATTGTTTTTGCTCAAGAGTACATGGCAGAGTTTATTGAAGCAGGTCAAGGTTTATTCAAGCAGGAATGGTTTTCCTATTATGATGTTATGCCTAATGGTAACTACGTAGGTGGTGGTAATAACTTTGCACCAAGAGATATGCAACACTTTGGAACATTAGACGTTGCTGTAACTACTGAAGAAAGAAGTGACTACACAGTAATAATAAGTTTTGCTCAAGCAAACGGAAAACTTTATGTAGAAGATGTAGTAAGGAGAAAAATGGAATCTCCTGATATTATTCCTGAAGCTAAAAGATTAGCAAGCCAAAATAACTGGTCTCATATCTGTATTGAAAATCAAGGTCTATCAAAACCATTCATTCAAGAAGCTGGAAGGTCTGGTTTAAGAGTTAGAGAAATAAGAGCAGAAAAAGATAAAATAACCAAAAGTTTACCGCTATCAGCTAGGATGGAGGCAGGTGACATCTTGTTTAGAAAAGACGCACCTTGGTTAGCAGACTTAGAAAGAGAGCTGTTAACGTTCCCTGTCGGCAAAAATGACGACATGGTGGACGCACTGGGACTAGCTGCCTCAACTTTGCAGCAAAGAAGAAGTTGGGAAGCTTTTTAATACTGGGAATATATTTTGGAAGAAAAGAGCAGATTACAAAAAGCTTTAGATTTTATTACGCCTTCAAGACGTAACGAAAGTAAAGTACAATCAAATTACAATCAGTTATTTGGCAATGATGCCTCAATTTATGGTTATAATACCACATCAGGTTTTTGGGAAGCAGACAAACTAAAAGAAATAGGAGATGGTTCTGGTAACTCAGCTGTAACAGCATGTCTCAATGTTTTAGCTACCTCATTCGCTGAACCTCAACTTCAAGTAGTAAAAAGAGACCAAACATTTGGTGATAGAGAAGTAGATTATTCTCACCCATTAGCAGAACTTCTTAGAAGACCTAATCCATTTATGTCTCATAACTTACTGTCTCACTATATTGTTTTAGCTTTAAATACAAATGGAGACTCATTTCTTTATAAAAACAGAAATAAACAGGGTAAAGTTGTAGAACTTATTCCTTTAATGCCCCATCTTGTAGAAGTAAGAGGAAATGAACAACAATTAATTACTCATTATGAATACTACACATATGGAAAAGGTGAATTTGTAAAAATAGATGTTAAAGATATGGTACATATCCGACAAGGAATTGACCCTAATGACCACAGAAGAGGACACGCACCACTTAAATCAGTACTAAGAGAAATCTTAGGTGACGAATCAGCTGGACAGTTCACAACTGCTCTATTGAACAATATGGCTGTACCGGGTGTAGTTCTTACACCTAGAAGTGATGGTTATGGTGGTCCTACTAAAGAAGAAGCAGAAGCTATCTCTGCAATGTACAAAGAAAAGTTTGGAGGAGCCAACAGAGGTGCTCCTATGGTTTTATCTGGTGCAATGAATGTTGAAGTAGTTTCTTTTACACCAGACCAAATGAAATTAGCAGAACTAAGAAGAATACCAGAAGAAAGAGTATCTGCGGTTTTAGGAGTGCCCGCTATACTCGCCGGCCTCGGGGCTGGATTGAATTCAGCGACCTACAATAATACAAAAGAACTTAAAGAATTTTTTACAGAGCAAAAACTAGTACCAATGTGGAGAACAGTTGCTAACGAATTAACTCATCAATTACTTATACCTGATTTTGGTGATAACGGAAAAATGTGTGATTATGATATACAGTCTGTTAGAGCTTTACAAACTGATGTAGACAATCTTTACAAGAGAGTAAACATGGGTGTATCTGGTGGTTGGATAACAATCGGAGAAGCTAGACAAGTTGTAGGTTTGGATGTTGACGAAAGACATGCTGTATATCTAAGACCATTAAACATGATTCAAGTAGATGCTGATGGTAATGCAATATTAAATGATATGCCTGAAGCAAACAGACAACAAGCACAAGCTGAACAAGAGGGTCAACCTTTACAAGCAGCTGGCTTATCTGAATTACCTGAAGTAAAAGATATTTTAAATTTAACAGCAGTTCCAGCTGAATCTCCAAGAGCAGACAGAATACAACAAACTGAAGAACCTCGTAATGAAGAAAAGTATATTGCTAAGATGCCTAATGGTGCATACTGTGTAATAAGTCATGACACAGGAAAAGTTATTAAATGTTTTGATACAGAAAAAGAAGCAGAAGCTTACTTAGGTAAAAAAGCTGCAGCACCAGTAATGGCTGATACTTATACTACTCCTGAAGAAGCTACAGCAAGAGCAAAAGAATTAGGTTGTGATGGATATCATATTGTTGACAGAGGACCAGCAGGTAAGTTTTATATGCCTTGCAAAAATGACGAAGACTACGATAAGTTAATAAAATCTGCACACCCAGATAGAAATACTTCTAGCAATATGTTTATGTATGACACAATTGAAGCTGCTGAAAGAAGAGCAGAAGAAATGGGATGTTCTGGATATCATGAGCACGATGTAAGAGGAACAACTTACTATATGCCTTGTGCTACACATGAGCAGTTAGAAAGGTCAAAAAAATCTTATCTAGTTGATATAATGGAAGAACTTAAAGTTAGCTTAGAAGAAGCAGAAGTTATTATGGAATCACAATTTAGTATAGAGCCAGAAAATATTAAGAAAGAAAAACCTAAAAAAGATAGAACTAACTTTCCTAGTCCAGGAGATGACAAACAAGTTTCAATATCAAATTCAAAATATAAACAATTTCCATACGGATATGCAAGAGACCTAAAAGAAAATTGGCCTGAGATTTGGAGAAGAGCTGGTAACGGTGGTAATCCTCCTACATCATTTACGGGTAATGATGCTTTTAGAAACTGGACTAAATATAAATCTGGTGATAGAAGTGAATCAGTTCTTAACTGGGTCAGAAGAAGAGAACGTTATATGGGAAGACATCAAGGTAATAACAGACTTAATGGAACTATTGCAAATATTAAATGGGGCGGTGTTTCCAACATTGGCGTTTCTGCAATGAAGAAAATAGTTAATGACCAAAAGAAAGTTGTTAGAGCTAGAAGAAAAGCTGCTGAAAATATGGCTGATGAAATTTATGAAGAAAAATTAGCTGAGACAAAAGCAGTTTCATCTAGAGTAAGAAAAGCTTTAGTTGAAAAAGTAAAAGACCACAATGCTAAAAATCCAAAGTATAGAGCCAACCTTAGAACATTAACATCTGTCTTTAACAGAGGTGTAGGTGCTTATCGCACTAACCCTGGTTCAGTTAGAGGAAATGTAACAGGAGCTGACCAGTGGGGATTGGCAAGAGTTAACGGTTTCTTACACGCATTAAGAACTGGTAGATTTAAAAGAAAACCATATGACCAAGATTTATTACCTAGCAATCATCCATTAAGTTCTAAAAAATCTGGAGATATTGAAGAAAAAGCAAGTTCTGTTAGAGTAGGACAATCTGTAAGTTGGTCTATTAATAAAGACCCAGACCCACCATCAACAGTCCATGGAATTGTTACTTCTGTTAATAGTGAAAAGAAAGAAGCAACAATGCAAGTTTATGCAATAATGGAAGACGGGAGTCACAAAAAAACAGATAGAAAAGTGACTATGCCTATATCAAAACTAAAAGTTATAAAACCTATCAAATAACACACATTTTAAAATAATCTGTAATAATTTCTATATAGCGTACCTAAATACTGTTAACAGGAGAATAGGTAATGTCTGAAAAAGAAGTTAAGAATATTGACCTCGAGTTCAAAACGGACTCAGAAGGTAAAGTTTCTGCTGTATTTTCAGTGTTCAACAATTTAGATTCCGATGGAGATGTTGTAGTACCTGGTGCTATTAAATCAGGCTTCAAATCAGGTGACGTTCCAATGGTATGGGCTCACAAATGGGATATGCCAATTGGCAAAGGACAAATCACTTCAGATGGCGATAAAGCCACATTTAATGGTGAGTTCTTTATGGATACTGAATCTGGCAAAGAGGCTTATAAAATAGTTAAAAACATGGGTGACATGCAACAATGGTCATTCGGTTATAGAGTGAATGACTCAGAGAGGGGACAGTTTGGCGACGATGAAAAAGACGCTAGATTTCTTAAAGACCTCACAGTTTATGAAGTTTCACCAGTTCTTGTTGGAGCTAATCAAGATACATACACAATGGCGATTAAATCAAACACAGAACTATTAGAAGAATTGACAGGAGTTGAAGAAGACCAAAAAGGTGTTCTTGGTAACTCTACATTCTTTGAACAAGAACCAGAAGATGAAGCTGGTGATGACACAGATGATGTCAAATGCTCTAACTGTCAAGATATGATTGATAATCCAGAAAAATACTTGAAGGAATTATCAGAATCTGTCGAAGAAGTTAAAGAAGAGATTTCAGAGGAAGGTTCTAAATCTTTCTCGGAACAAGTCAAAGATGTGCTTGCTGCATTAAACGACTTGATGGTACGAGCTACCGCCATAGCGATGTTGCGTGCCAAAGATGGAAGGAAATTAGGCGAAAAAGCCACTGAAGCACTACGTGCAGTTCAGGATGACCTACAAGATGCTTGGGTTGAAATAGACCAATTTATCGATAATGTAGGTGACACTGAAGATGTAGTTGTTGAGGATAGCGTTGACGTAGAAGAAGAACAATCAGTTGAGGAAATTGAAGACGTCGACACAGAGGAACCTGTAGTCGAAGAAGTCGAGGTTGAATCCAACCCAGAGGTTGAACCAGTCCAAGCTGAAGATAACACTGATTCCGTTGATGAAGAGGCTGAAGCTTTATGGTTAGAGGCACAGCAAAATATTGCTGAGTCTTTGGATGCTGAATTAGAAGTAGAAGACAATATATAGGAGATATATACAGTGAGTAATGTTAATGAGCTCAAAGAGCAAATTGCAAAATCTCGTGAAGAGCTAAAAGCTGCTTTTGATTCACAAGAAGACGGCAAGTACACTCCTGAGGCCAAAGAGAAAATCAAAGGTCTCAACGATGAACTAGCTGGACTTGTTGATGATTTAAAAATCGAAGAAGCAAAAGCTAAAAACGAGAAAGCTCTCGAAGTAGAAGATAACACACCAGTTAACTCTATTCCTAATGCTATGCCAGAGCAAAAAGGTCCACAAACAATTGGGGAACAATTTGCTAGCACTGATGCATACAAAGCATATGTGGAAAAAGGAGTTAAAGGTGTTGATTCTCAAGCAGAGTTTAAAACAACTTTAAATACCACTGGTTATCCACCAGAGAGCCTAAGAGCTCCTGGAATCCTAGAGACCGCTCTTCGTAATCCAGATAGCGTTATTGGATTGTTTGACCAAATTCAAACATCACAAAATGCTTATGTTTACTTAGAAGAGACAACTTTTACTAACAATGCAGGTTCTATTGCAGAATCAGGAGACATCTCCTCTTCATTAGAATCAGCACTTGCATTTACAGAAAGAACAGAATCCATCAGAAAGATGGCTACATTCTTGCCTGTAACTGACGAATTGTTAGCTGATGTTGCTGGTATCCAAGGATATGTCAACTCACGTTTATCAACAATGATGAAGTTGAATATGGACAACCAATTAATTAATGGTAATGGTACAGCTCCTAATTTAACTGGTGTATTACAAAAATCCGGAATCAATACATTTGATTACGCTTTACCATACGCTGGAGAATTAGGAAAGCTTGGACAAATTTATCAAGCAATTACAGAAATCAGAAAAGACGCTTTCGTTGAACCTGATGCAATTGTAATGCACCCATCAGACTGGTATCAAATCGTTACATCAGTAACTGACGTTGACACAAGTGGTTCTAAGAACCCATTGTTCGTCGTTGCTGGCGGATTCGGTGCTGATGCTGCTCCAAGAATTTGGGGTCTAAGGGTAGTTCCTTCAACAGTTATTGCTGAAGGCACAATGCTTGTAGGTAAGTTCGGCGGTGGCGACGCAGCTCAAGTAATTATGAGAGAAGGCGTTGACCTAGCTGTTTCCGACAGCCATAGCGATTTCTTCGCAAAGAACCAATTGGCAATTAGATTAACTATGCGTCTTGGTTTTGCGATTTATCGCCCAACAGCATTCTGTACTATTACTAACGTATAGTACTGACGGTTTATAAGGGCGGATTTGTATTCGCCCTTATAACCATAAGAGGAGAAATAAAATGAATTCCAATTTAACATCATTTGGATATATAGAAAGAGACGAAAAGTTTTTTGAAGATTCTGAAAAAATTTTACAAAGATTTAAAATCAAAGCAACTATGGAAGTTGCCATGGAAGAAGAGGAGTAATGCCTAGAGGCAGACCAAAATCATACAGGATGGGTGGACGGGTTCGTCCTAAAAAGATGAAGCGTGGTGGCCGAGTTCGTAGACCTAGGAGAAGACGATAATGGGTTATAACAAACCAAAAAAACGCAGTACAAGTAAAAAACCAAAAAAAACTAGAAGATAGGTTAGGATAGCATTATGTATACAATATTAGATACCAACGTTTATAAATTACCTGACGGAAAAATTTGGAAAGGTGTTCCAGCAGATTTACCATCATCTCAAGCTGATTTGATTGCTAAAGCTGGTAAAGAGTATCCAACTGAATGGCTTAAAGAGCAAGGTGCTCTTGATAAACCTAAAAAAGCAGCTCCTGCTAAAAAAGTAGAAGCTGAAAAGGTTGAAGAAAAAGCTGAAGTTAAAGCTCAAAAACCTGCTGAAAATAAAGCCGTCAAAGCTAAAGTAGAAGACAAGTAACTCAGGAGGTCTAACTTATGGCTTTCTGTACAGCTGCAGATGCAGAAGCATTTGCTCTTATAGACTTTTCATCAGATTTAGAAAATCATCTAACTAATGAATTAATTCCTTTAGTCGAAGATGCTATTAGAGAATATGTAGGTTATACAGTAGATTATGGAACTTACACTGATACATTTTCAGGAAATCAGACCAGAGAATATTTCTTAGACGAAAGACCTGTAAACTCTGTTACTTCAGTAGTAGAAGACGGAACAACACTTACTTACGGCAATCAAGAAGATTTCTTATGGTATTCAAACGGAAGAATAAGAAGAATAGGTTCTCGTTGGTCTTTTGCTTATCCTGATAATGTCAGTGTTACATATACAGCTGGATATAACACAGGAGGTGGCGTAGGTCCTGCTCTACCTAATAACTTTAGAGTGGTAACTGCTAGAGCTTCAGCTAGATTATTAGAATCTGCATTAGTTTTATCTGCTCAACAAGAACCTGATGAAATTGTTGCACAAAAACCTTCAGCTAATCAAGTGTCTAACTTTATTGCTACAGACTCTGAATCTGTAGGAGACTATCAAATTAATTATGTAGGTAACTTAGCTATGAACTCTGTATCTGTTTTATCTGGTGCAGATTTAGCAATGTTAGGTAAATATAAGAAAACATTTTTTATTTAATACTATAATGTAGGTATTATGCCTGCAAGAAAAGCACCATCACCAGAAGAAGCTAAAAAATTATTTTTATCATACCCTAACAAAAAACTATCTTACTGGGCTGATGAATGGGGAATAACAATAGAAAGAGTACGTCAAATTAAACTTGAATCAGGTGTTGGTTCAAAGTTTGATATAAATTATGATGTCGCTAAACAAATAGCTAATAAGATAGCTAGTGGTGAATACACATTAACCCAAATGGAACTTTATGATGAGTTTCCTATAGGAAGAGAAGCTTTTATGACTTGGATTAGAAAGTCAGAAGATATAGAAAGCTTAGTTTTAAACGCACAAAAAATTGCTAAAAAAAATAAATTAAATCCTAATGATAAAGAGTGCAAGAAATGTAACTCTATTAAAAGTGTTGATAATTTTACAAAAAGTCAAAAATACATAGACGGTAGATTACCTTGGTGTGAAAGTTGCGTAAGTGAAAGTCTTGATAGGGAACGTGCTGAGGGAAAAGAAAAATCTACAAAAAAAATATGTTTACTTTGTAAAAAGCAAAAATCACTTAAATCATTTACTGCAAATAAAAACTATAGAGATGGGTTAGTTCCTTTTTGTAAGACATGTAAATCTAAATCTAGAAGAGCCAAGAGAGCAATATCTACCAAAATTACTGATACCATAAATTAAGAATCTAACTGTTAGAGTGTTCTTATGGTTGGAAAATTAAGCACAAGATTATTTACTGATAAAGTTAACATCCAAAGAATTAGCGATACTTCTATAGATGAAAGAGGACTTGAGAGTACAGACTGGTCAACAATAAGTACTAATGTAAAATGTCACATACAAAATTTAGGAAGTCAAGAAAACAGAGCTGGTAGAAATACAGTATTAACAAACTTTATAATTCAAATACCTAGTGATGTTGATGTAAAAGCAAGCGATAGATTACAAGATACTGTTAACACAGACGTATATTATGAAATAGATGGAGTCAGGAAATCTACTACTCCAACAAATAGAACGCTAGGACTGGTAATAACAGCACACGCATTTGAATAATGGCTTACAGATTAGGTAGCGCCACAAGACAGTTTTTTAAAACTGGTGGAATAACTCTCACAGATAAAAGTTCTAAATATGGGCCAGGTAAAATACCTTTATTTAAAAGCCTTAAAAATTTAAATCCTAGAGAAAGAGTATATGCGGTTGGTTATAACTTAACTACATTAGGTTCTTTTGGTTTAGATTTAGGTCAAATAGTAAGCGTTCCATATCTAATTGGTGAATATACAAACACTGCTCGTTCAGTTGTAAAAAACTTAAAACAACCAACAAATTTACTTGGTGGTCAGGTATTGAAAAGACAGAAATTATTAGGTGGTGCAAAATATGTTGGTAAGACTAAAGGTGCAATTTCTAGAGCATTAAGAACTGGTACTCCTGTAGATAGAGCTACAAATATTATATTAGGTAGAGAGTCAGCTGGCTTATTAAAAAACATTAGAGAGTTTGGTTCAGCTGGAGCTTTGATGGAAGTAGTTCAAACTGCTGATGCTAGAAAAATGGATGCTGAGATACTAAGACAAGCTCAACTACCAAGTAAGAATAATGTATTTCAGAAATGGCAAGTTTTAACATTTACAGAAGCTTTTAAAGGAGCTCCTGACCCATTTAGAGATAATCCTATGCGTAAAGCTGAAAAAATAAGGAGTAAGACAGTCAAAACTAAAGGTGACACTTTTGATGTAACTTCTCTTCAATTTAATCAAGATTTAAATGTAGGTATCAACGCTACTAGAGCTAATCAACTTATGTCAATAGCAGACGCTCAAAACTTTGGTGGGGCAGCCGGATTTCAAGGAGATATAGTTAATTCAATTTTAGATGCAGAATCTCTTGATTATTTTAAAGGTAAAAATAAATACGAAAAGCTATCTACTGAAAGAAGAATAAGAGCTATGGAACAAGCTGAATACAACTCTATTGGAAAAATTATGCGTAGCAACAGTACTCAAACTAGAGATTACGAAGATAGAGAAACTTTAAAAGAAGGTTACACGCATCTTAATACTGCTAGAAATGAAAGAGGAGAAAAGGTTCAAGATATTGTTTACGACCCTGAAAACCAAAGAATGAGTACCCTTAAACAAAGAGATTTACAAAACAAATTAAATGCAGAATTTTTACGTTCGTGGCATAACGATATTGGTGCTGGCGGTGCTGTTGATTTTGATGTATTATCATCATTTGAATTAGGACCTGACATTTTAAATGAAATGAAAAATGTAGCAGCTGCTTTTAACTTTCCATTTCCAAAATTAGATAAAATGAGTGCCGCTGGAATGACAGACTTACTTACACAAATGGTAACTACAGTTAGTTCATTTGAAGTAAAACAAGGATTTTTTGTAGGTGCTGGTATGCAAGCTTCATCTTTACAAAATTTAGTTGATGCACTTAGGAAAAATGGATATACCACTTTAGCTAAGGTTATAAAATCACAAGCTGGTTTTACAAAAAAAAGTAATCCTGGATTAGATATTCTTCCTTTTAACTTAAACAAAGGATTCTTAAAAGGAAGAAACAACATTATTAATAATTTGCAAGGTGCTATGAATCAAGGTGTCTTATATAGTTTAGTTTCTGGTAAGAATCCTGGTGATGTTGATTTAGGATATAGGTTCCAGCCAACAGGAGATATATTCAGCAACACAAAAATGATGAGAGAGTATTTAGGAAGAAAAGGAAGTACTAAATACTCTTTAGGTAAAATACAATTTCTTGATTCTGATACTGGTCCTCCTGTAGTTAAAAGCTATAGAGGTGTAACTGGAGACCACATGACTTTACCTAAAACAAAAAAATATTTTAACAAATTGGGTGTGGGAGATGTCACTGGTGGTGGTTCTGGTTTTCATTCGACTGTAAAAGAACCTAATAGAGATAGGTATTTTTCATATGAAGACTTTTTATCTGGAAATGTAAAAGGTATGTCTGTTGAATTAGCTCCTAATGGTAAATTTAAAAAATTACATTTGACCGGTAGTGTTCATAGACAATTTAAAAAAACAGGAAAAGTTTATGGAAAACCCGAACAATGGTGGATGAATAAATTAACAAGAATGCACAGCGAATTTGCAAACAATTTAAAGCTAATAGGTATGGGTAGTATTTTAAATGAATTAACAGGAGCAACAGTAAGTACAGATAAAGGTAGTCTTACTAGAAAAATTGAAAAAGCTATGTTAGATAATGGTAAAAGGTCTAACCTTATTGAAAATATGACAGGTACAACATATGGAGGTTCAGTATTTCATGAAGGCAAAACTAGCTTTCAGGGAAAATCTACTGCTTTAAAAAATAGTCACAACTATGTACCAACTAGAGGGCAAATCAGAAAATCTATACATATGCATGATATGGATAGATTCGGTAGAAATGAAAATGACGGAACTCCATACTTGTTTAGATTTTCAGTTTCTGCTGGTGGTAGTAATAAAAACTCTAAAACAGCTGACGCTATTAGAGATATAGCTCAGATAGAATATGGCGGATTTGCTCACGATAAAAACATGCAAATAGAAAAAAGAACTGATGGTATGTTTTTCTTACCTTCTCACTTTATGGGTATAGCAGGTACTAAATCAGCTGCATACTTAGGAATATGGGACAAAGGAACAGAGTTTAGAAGCAATGTCGACGGTATGGATTTTGCAGCAAAAATTTCTGGTTCAGGAGCTATAAGTCCTTTGGATTTAAAAGGTGATGGTCCCAATAGAAGTAGAACTAGATTTGACGTAAAACAAATTAAAGAAGATATGAGACAGGGTAAAAATCGTTTAGCAAAATTAGAAAAAGATTTAACACAAGTATTTAAAGATGGTGCTAGAACCAACTCTAGTTTTAATAGTGCAGAGGCAAGAATTGCTTCACAGAAATCTTTAGCCTTATTTAGAAATACTGGTCAATTTGGAAATATGAGTGGTGGAGATTTGTTTACTTCTATGGATGATGTTACTAGAGGAAACTTAGGAATTACTGGTGATAAAGTAGCTTCAAACTTTACAATGAACTCAGCAAATTTAGGTTATTACAGTGCTGGTAGCAGAAAGTATATTGGTAAATTATCTGACCCATTAGGAGATAGGAATTCTATACATGGAATAACTCACTCTTATGGAACTGGTAATAATAATGTTGGAAGATTGTATACAACTAAATATAGAAACTTAGCAACAGGTATGGATGTATATGGAGAAATGCCTGTAGTACCTTTATTAAACAATCAATTAAACAAACTTCAAAACATATTTACTGAGTTAGCTCATGACACTGTAGAAGTAAATAGATACGGTGGTGGTACTAAAAGATTTAATACAGCTAAAAATAGCGTTAATTGGAATGCATTTTCTGAATTTACAGGATTAAGTCCAGGTCAACTTAGACATATGGTACAGCAGTCAAGAACAGCTGGACAAGTTGACACTGGTTTTGATTACAGATTAGATTGGGAATTAAATCCAAGTGAAGACCCGGTCATAAGAAAAATTATAGATGGTGACGTTGAAGGAGTAGCTGAAGTTTTTGGTTTAAAGAATATTGATGGTCCTATGCATACTCTTGGAGGTAAAAAGATACCTTTGAATAGTCCTGCACATCCAACAAATATGTTTAAAAAAGCTTTCTTAAATGATGCGGGTGTAGCAAGAGAAATACAAGTTTATACATATCAAGCTTACCAATCAGAACTAGCTGGAATAATATCCTCATTAAAAGGAACAGCAAAAGGTGAAATGTTGGAAAGACAAATAAGACAATATGCTAGAGAAAACGCTGAAGTATTTATGAGGAGTCTGAATAAAGCAATCTTAAACCATTTAGGTCTTTCTGAAACAGGAAGTGAACTACCATTTAGAGCATTTTTAAGACAAGTAGCATTAACTGTTAAATATTGTAAATTAAATGCAACTAAAAATGCAAGTTCAATAAGAAACAGAATGGGTGAAACTAAGTTATTAACTGAAGAAATTGCAGATGTTTTTTACCAATCTGATGGAAAATTAGATTTAGATTTAATTAACTCTTCTAATGTTCAACTTATACCTGACGAAGATGGTATTAAATTGGTAGCTAAAGATGCATCAAATAATGTAGTTAAAGTGTTAGCTAATGAAGGAGACTTTAGCGCTAAAGAAGCTGCCTTAATGGAATTCTATAGTGAAGAGTGGAGAAACAAAAGTAACTTTGCTGCAGACCCAAAATATGGTATTCACGGAAATAAAGCTTTCAGAGATTTAGGAATGGACCCTGCTGATTTAACATTTGACAATATTTATAGTCAGGCAGGTTTAGATGCTCAAATTCAAGCATTGGTTAATAATGCACATCCAGGTGATAGAGGTAATAAAGAAAAAATATTATCTATAAAAAGAATGCTAGCAGATTCAAATAACAATAATTTTGAAAGCGGACCTGAGTTAAAAGGTAAATTTAAAAATGGAATTGAAGTTGGTGTTGACCAGGGTTTAGAAAAAGTAGTTGTTGATGCATTAAGAGACCCTTTCCCTTCAAGTGAATCAGTAATGAGAGGGATGGGTCCAATATACAATAGAGGTAAAACCTTTACACATGTACTTAGACTAGCAAAATACGGAGTAGCTAGCCATAGAGAAGTAGCACAAGAGTATTTTAAAAGTTTAAGAAAAACAGCTAGAACAGTAAGCGATGAAACTGTTTACAGTGATTTACTTGCTTTATCTGCCGCAAGAGGACAATCATCTGCAGTAATGGGTAGAACAAACGAATTGGCTAAATTTGTGGAGCAAATGTGGTACGCTTCTGTTCCAACAGGGGGACAAAGTGGAGGTAAAGCTGTGAGAGTAACTAATTTTTTAGCTAGTAGAAAAGTAGAAGATGCAAATAAATTTAGAGAACTCCCACCTGAATATCATAAATTAGTTAGAGCTTTACATATGTTAGGTTTTAACTTTAAAAATTTTATTGAAACAAATCATGGTGCAATACCAACTTTGAGCACAAATGACTTTAATGAAATAGCAAAACTGTTAAAAATGCATGCTACATCACCTGCAAGGTCTGAAGAATATCTTTCTAGAGCTCTTGCTGGAAGGTTCTGGAATCAAGGACCAAACCCAATAGAATATAGTCCATGGCCTCGTGGTTAAATAACAAAACAATAGTTATTTATATATATAATTAGTACATGCCAACTACAGGACAACCCGTACCACCAGACGCTGAAATTATATTCAGAAAATTTTTAACAACCAAAACTGGTATTACAGACTTGGTAGACAATAGAATAGCAACAAGATTACCAAGAGATGCTGAATTACCATTCCTAGTATTTATTAGAGCAGGTGGTATTTTAGTAAGACCTACTTCACAAGTACATATACAATCTGCAATATTTCCAATTATTGCTTATGCAGGACAATGGGGTGGAGATGATACTAAAGCAAACCCTGATTATGGTGGAGCAATGCAATTGGCAAACGCTGTAATACAAGAATGTTTCAATATGGAAAACGAATATATTACTACAGATGATTCAAGTACTAGAGCTAAAATATACGGAATAGACATTCTTCAAATGCCAACAAGAATAGATGAAGTTTCTACTGGTTTAGGTAGATATGACTTTTCAGTTGGTATGACTTATAGAGCAGTTTAATTTTTATAAATACCACATATTTCTAAACAATCATATACCATTTAAGTATTATGTTTGCTAAAAAAACAATGAAGATAAAAGTCAGTCCCTTGTTTACAAAGGCTGATGTTGTGCGTGATACCGTAACAGGTATTAAATTCACTAGCAAAGAATGGGTAGAGGTTGATGTCAAAGATGGAGAAAGATTGTTAAAAAATAACATGAACATCTTTATCGTTGATGAGGATTCAGTGGAAGACAATGAAGCTGATTCCAACATTGGATACGACACTGTAGATTCCTCAAATGAGGATATCTTCGAAGATATACTAGAAGAAGAATAGCAGGAGAAGTTAAATGGCAACTTATACTAATGGTACGATTAACGAAGTATTAATCGGTACTGGTGTACTTTATGTCGGAGATAGAGCTAACGTAGCTTTCCCAGCTGATGACGGAGCAGGTGCTTTTCAAACACCAGCTGTAGCATCAGCAAACTGGAGAGACATCGGATATTCCGAAGATGGTTGGACTCTTGAAATGGACAGAACTTTTGAAGACATTTTAGTCGCAGAAGAAGTAGACCCAATTAAGACAATTAAAACTGCTCAGGAAGCAAGGTTAATGGGTGAGCTATCACAGGCATCACTTAAAAACTTGTCAATAGCTATGGGACAACTCGACACTTATGTCGACGAGGACAGTACTTTATTTACAACAGATTATGATGTAATAAAAGCCCCAATTACTGACTCATTCAGCGAATTAGCTGGATTGTTAATACTTGAGGGTCCAGCAGGTGCTGATAGGCAAATACATATGCCTAGAATGGTATCAGTTGGAGCTTTCTCAATGTCACACGCTAAAGCACCACAAAAAGTGGTTATAGCAACTGAGTTTAAGTTGTTAGTCCCTGATGATACATTAAATGTTGGAGCTACAGGTGGTAAAAAACACCTCTTCATCATTGTTGATAACACAGGCGACTCAACAGAATTTGATGTCAACTAATAGTTGATATAAGTATTAATTTACATATAGGAGATAAAGGTCGGTATGGACGACAAAAAATTTAAAGACTTTGATGCAGCTTTATCTGAAGCTGACAATGAAAAAGTTAAATTCGTAATAGCAGGAAAACAATATGAACTTCCTGGTCAGCTACCAGCAAGAGTAGTTCTTACCCAAATGAAATTAATGGATTCTAATGGTGGTATGGAAGCTAACAATCTACCATTATGGTTAGAATCATTAGTTGGTAAAGATAATCTAGAGGAAATGTTAGACGCAGGTGCTACATGGCCTCAATTAGATGAACTACTTCAATTCCTACTTGAAGCATACAATATTTCTGATGAAGAAAGTGCTGAGGTAGATGCGGAAGGTGAAGCTGACCCAAAAGCATAACATTTAGCTTACACGAAATACTAGAACGTTGGTCTAGTATAGAAGCTGACTTCCTTCGCTGGTACAAAATAGATAATCCATTAAATATATCATGGAGAAGATTTATGGTATTAATTGGTGGGTTGCCATTTGACAAATCATTATTTTTGTCACCTTATTATTCTGCATTCTTGGATTCTGATAATGATGAAACAGAAAGTGCACCTAATAATATAAGAAATACTAAACAAGAATACGACCGGAAAGCCAACAGAACTGGAAGGATGCGTAGTAGGATATCATTAGACGATTTTATTGCCCAGTCGGATGGGCTAGGTAGTAGAACAACCCTTAATGACATTTCTAAAGACGAGTAATATATGGCATCAATAGACGCATTTAAAGTACGTGCAGTAATCGAAGCTGGTTACGATAAAGCTTCTCTAAGAAAAGCAAATAGTGAGATAGCTCAATCATTCAATGGAATGAAAACCAAGCTAGCAAAAGTTAATGCTATTGCTGCTAGTGCTCAAACTAACTTTATGATGGTTGGTGCTACTATTGCTGCATCATTTGCAGCTGGTGTTGGTGCCGCAGCTAGCTTTGAAGAACAATTTGTTAGAGTAAAGAAAACATTAGATATAGCTGGTGACTCAAAACAAGTAGAAAAATCTTTAGATTCCATATCTAAAAAATTAAGAGATTTAACTAAACTTTCTCCAGCAACCACAGATACAGTAACAGAGATTGCTGCAATTGGTGGACAGTTAGGTGTAGCTGCTAAAGATATTGTTAGCTTCACAGATACAATACAAAAACTTACAATAGCAACAAACCTATCCGCAGAAAATGCAGCTATGGCTATGTCAAGACTTCAAGAAATAACTGGCACAGCAACTTCAGAACTAGATAACTTAGGTTCGTCACTTGTTGCATTAGGTAACAACTTTGCTGCTCAAGAATCTGAAATAGTTACAGCAGCATTACAAATTGCAACTTCTACAGCTCAGATACAAGGTGAAATGAATAATGCAGCAGTTGACGCTTTAGCATTTTCAACTGCACTTAAAGCTATAGGTCAGCCGTCACAAGCAGGTGCTACAGCAATTGTAAGATTAATGTCTGAAATGTCTGAAGCAATTGCTCAGGGTGGAGACAATCTTGAAATGTTTGCTAAAGTTGCAAGAATGTCTGTTCCTGCATTTGAACAGTTATTTAAATTAGATTCATCACAAGCAGTAGCAGCATTTATAAAAGGATTAGAAGATACTTCTAGCGTAGGTCTTACAAACATATCTGTACTACAAAAAATGGGATTGGGTCAGGTAAGAACACAAAAAGCAATACTAGCTTTAGCAAAAGCAAACGATACTTTATATGATGCATTAAATACTGCTAATGAAGCATACTTAGAAAACAATGCATTAACAGAAGAAGCTGAGAGAAGATATGAAACATTATTCTCTGAACTACAAAGAGGAAAAAATTTAGTAAAAGCAGAATTTATAGATTTTGGGCTAGATAATTTAGATGGTGCTAAAAACATTGTAAAAGATTTAAACAACTTTTTATTCGCAACAACAAAAGCTGCAACTACATTATTTGCTAAATTTTCTGGAGGATTAGGTGTTCTTGGAGTAGCTTATTCTATATTAAGAGGAGTAAAAATATCATTAACTTCTTCTGCTACAGAAGGTGGAATACTTGCTGCTAGCTTGGAAAGAGCTCAAGGTGCTGCAGCCTTATTGAAATCATCTTTAGGTGAAGTCGCTTCATTAACAGCTGTTAGTGCTGAAGGTGCCAGCGTAGCTGCATATGCTACAAAAACAAGAATGTTCAAAGGAGACATAGGATTACCATTTAATACACTAGGTCCATCTGGATTGATGGAAAGGTTAATGCCTGGAAAGTACCAGATGCGTTTAATGGAGACACTAGCAAATCCTGCTGTAACTTCATTAATTTATGGTGGAAATATTCCTAAAGAATTATATGGTCTTTCTAACTATGCAGCAAAAGTACAAGAAATACAAAACCAACTTGTAAGTCCTGGTCTGAGAAATAACGCTACTGCTGATGCATTTGGGATAGGAGCTTATGCAAAAGCAACTGCTGAACAATTAGCTTTACAAGAATTATCAGTATCTAATGACCCATTTATGACACTTGGAGAAGAAAAAATGCGTGGAGGATTTAGAAGATTTGCTCCTACCAAAATGGGTAAACTTAAACTTCAATTACTAAAAGGACAAAGCGCTGCAATATTAAAATTAAGAAAAGTCCAATCAAAATTGTCTATCGATGAAAAATCTTTTGCAGAAAGAATAAATGTTACTAATCAACAATTTTTAAGAAGAAAAACATTATTAAATGATTTAAATGCATTCATGGGTGCTGCTAGAGGTAAGGGTAAGGGATTTAATCAAGTACTAGACAAACAAATAGAAGCTCTATACGGAGACCAGTTAGATTTTGGTAATATGGGAAGACTTGATAGAGCTAGATTAAGAAAATCTGCATTACAGGGACAAAGTAAAGCATTCAATGATGTAGTAGCTTCGTTACAAGAGAAAGTTAAAAATACTGGAGAAGCAACTGCATCAGAACTTCAATTCTTAGAAGCTGTTGACAAAGGTAGAGCAGGCTTGGGTAGGTTTACAAATGCTGTTATGGGAACTGTTAAAGCTCTTGGTAAGATGCTTATATACACAGTAGCAATACAAGGTATATTCAAATTAGTTGGAAAGTTTGGTGCAGCTGCTAGAGGTGTTGAAGAATATTCAGCTGCTTTATCAGAAGCATCAGAAAAACTAAATGAACTTTACATGAATCAATTAAAACTTGACCAGTTACAATCTGGTGGAGTATTAGATGAAATAACAGATAAAGCAGTATTAGAAAATGCGCTCAAAAAAATAGAACAACTTGAAGCTGCTAATCAAAAAGCTAGAAGAGAACTAGCAGCAGAGTTAGGTCAATCGTTTGTAGAAAACATAATTATCGCAAGAGCAGGTAGAGAAAGTAAAAATCAAGGTGGTTACTTAGAATCATTAATTAAACAAGAAGCTATAGCTTTCAAAAAATCTGAAGCAGATATCAGACAAGACATTGGTACTGCTGTAGGAAATGTAATACTTAATGCAGTAGACCCAGAAAATCTAAAAAGAACAGGAGGAAAGCTTCCTACTATACAAGAACTTATGGATAGTTTATTGTTTAGCGATACCACAATAGATGCAAGTGGATATAAAGATATATACATACCATCAGATTTATTTAGTGGAGTTTCATCAGGAATGCTTATAGCTTTACAAGAGTCTTCTGATAAAAGAATAGGCTCTAAAGAAATATTCGCAATGACAGGATTAGATAATCTTAATGACCCAAATGTTTTAGGAGAGCTTTCAAATGACTTAATGAATTGGGGTAAAAAACTTGGATTAGGAGATGAAGGTATTCTTAAATACATTATGGGCGATTTAAAACAATTTGATTTTACTCCGGGTCAAAGTGCTATGGAACAGCTCAAAAATATGTTTAATACATTTAGAGATATCTTCGGTGAAGAATACACAGACCAAGATGTAGCACAATTTGTTTTTGATATAGCAAAAGCAATATCAACAGCTGAAGGTATTGTTGGTACAAGTTTAGAAAATATTGAAGCTAACTTTAAAAATACATTAGGACCAGGTTCTGGTCTTGGTAGAGAAATTAAGAAATTCTTAGTAGCTAGATTAGAAGATTTCAGAGATACTGGAATTGTTACAGAAGAAGAAATTAAAAGGGCAGGAAATAACTACCAAAGAATTGTTGAATTATATACAAAAACTTATGACAAGTTTACTAAAGATAACAAGCTAGCTTCTGATGAACTAAAGAAAGAATTGGGAATTACTGAGAATGCTGCTATACAACTTGCAGCAAGATTAGACAAAGCATTTACAGACGCGAGAAAATCATTAGTTAATTTGACAGCTCCATTACCTGATGATGCATTTCAAGACATGACTGCTTTAGATGTGTTACTAAACACAATTAAAAAAAGTGCAGCACAAGCTAAGTTTGAAAAAACATTAACTGCATTGGGAGCTTTTGGTAAACCAGTATTAGCTGCTGAACTTGCAAAAGTTGGTGTAGGTGGATTAGATATGGCACAAACATATTTATCAAATCCAGCACTTGCTTCTGCACAGGAAATGTATTTAAGAGGTCTTGGTGGTAGCGATTATGTTTCTGAAATAGTTCCTGAAGAAGCAGAAGATGCCGAAAAAGAAAGACTCGAAGAAATGGGATACTTTATGGGTGAAGCTTCTGTTATGGGTATTGTCAAAGGTATAGAAGAAAACTCTGAAGAAATAACAGATATGTTCGTAGAAGTATTAGACAACGCTTTTAACAATGTATTTACATTGTATGGAATATTCTCTCCTTCAAGATTTACTGCAAAGCACATTGGTGAACCATTAATAGATGGTGTAATAGTAGGTATAGAAAATGGTAAGTTAAAACTTAAAGATACTTTTGCAGCAGTTATTAATGATTCTGTAGCTGACTTCGAACTACCAGACATGAAAGGTAGTTATAAAGGAACAAATGTATCTTATGAAGAATTAGCAGGAAAAATATCAGGAAATAGTCAATATCTAACTAACGACTTTTTAACACAAGGTTTCTTATCAAGTTTAGGAACGACTATGATGCAAAACTTAGATATGTTTGCAGAAAAGTTAGCTAAATCCTATCAACAAGCAAACTCTAGAATGCAAGAGGCTTTTGCAATAATCACACAAGTTACAAGAGCAGAAAGAGCTCAAACAGACCAAGCTAGAGCATTAGTTAAAGCAAAACAAGATTATGCTGCTGTATTACGTAGAGAAGCTTCTTTATCTGAAAGATTAGAAAAGCAAAAAGAAAAACTTATGAAGTTAGAAGTTACTGGAATGGCTGGTAACATCACAGTCCAAGAACGTATTGGTCTTTTACAGAGAGAACTAGATTTAACAGAAAGAAAGCGTAGATTAGATAAAGACTACACAGCTAGAGAACAATTAGATATTCAAGCTAAAGAAAAAGAAGTTGCTGAACTTGGAAGAATGTTTAATTTAGGAATAGTTAGTGCTTTAGAGGTAGACGCTGCTAGAGATGAACTTCGTGAAATGAAAGGGGAGTTTAAATCAGAAACAGAAAAAGAATTATTTTTACTTGAATACTCTAATGCTTTAGAACAAAAAGCAGAATATGAAAAAGAAATATTAGAAATATCTCCAGAGCTAGTAGCTGCTAGAGATGCATATATACAATTATTAGATGAGCAAAAACTTATATCATTAGATGTACAAGCAGGTGCTAATGGAATTGCAGAAGCTGAAGAAAGAGTTGCTGAAGGTGTTTTATCTGTTGATGCAGCTTATGCAAACTTTAAAGAAAATGCTCCTGAATATGTTGACGAAATAGGTGCTCTTGAAGGTGCATTTGGTTCTGTAAACACAAGAGTTGAAACATTATTTGGATTAATCAATAATTTAACAAAAGAAGGAACATTTGATTTTAGTTCTTTGAAAACACAAATTAGTGATGTAACACAGGACCTTGCAGACTTACTATTTGCAAGAGAAATGGATGAATTGTTAGATGCAGGTGGTGTATCAGGTTTTAGAAACGTGTATCAAACAGCAATGCAAGCAGCTCTTACTGGTTCAGGTATGGAAGGTAGAGGTTTTTCTCAATTAATGAGAATGGGTCTAACAAATTTAGACGCTTACCCAATATTAATGGAAGCTTACAATGCACTAGGTGGTAGTGATGGTAATGAAGTTAGCGACTTATCTAACATTGATAAGTATTCTAAGTTTTTTAAAGATTCGCAGTTTCAAAAAGCTAGAGTAAACAGACAAGGAAACATATTAAATAACGCATCATATGGTCAAGCTATGATTGATTTCTTAAATATGATGGGTATAGGTACAGTAGAAACTGATACTGGAGAACTTGGTTTTTCTATAACTAACGCGGAAGATATATCTAAAGGTTTAAGTAAAGAACTTATGGTTCTGGGTCTTAGAGGAATGCAAGAGTATGAATATATGAAAATACTAAATTCTCAAATGGAAGCATTAGCTAATCGTAGAAGTGGACCTATAGTAGAAGAATTTTTTAATGATGATGACAAAGACGGTACGGGTCCTGGAACTCCTGGAAGGAACACAGTAGTAAACATAAATAGTTCAAATATTCCTGGTGGTAATTTACCTTCATATTTGAATGAGTTGCTATTTGGAACTGGCTCTGCTTTTGCTCCATTAGGTCAAGATACCGGAGGTTACAAGTTTGGAGGTAGAATTAAAGGATTTAAGATGGGTGGAAGAGTACCTGACATGACACATATTACTCCTAAGAAGTATGCTATGGGTGGAAGAGATAATTTAATGAGAAGAGCACTTGTTGGAGAGTACGGACCTGAAGAAGTAAGATTTGTTCCTGGTTCTGGTTTCTTAGTAAAACCACTAACTCAAGGTGGACGTGGTAATAATACTATAGTAGAACATTTATCAGTAAATGTTACAGGAGTACCAGCAGACCCTTCACAAGCTAGAAAAGCTGCTATACAAATAAGTAAAGCTCTTTCAAGACTTGATAGAGAAGGTAGTGTTGGTGGCAATATAAGGAGAACATAATGTATCAAGTTCATATAGGAAGATTATCAATAACATCACCCGCAACATTAAATCATAGTTCTTCATCTGATGGTAAGTCATTATCTATATCAGGTACATTAGGTGGTGTAGAAAATGAATTAGACCACTTAAAGTATATTAGAGACCAACTTCAGTCTATGGCAAGAATGGATGAACATGTTCCATTTAGATATGATGGAGATTCAAGTCTTAATGGTTATGTAAAAATAAACAGCGCAAGTGTAAACGTTAGTAAATATTTGTTAGGTAGTTTTGAATACAGCATAGATATGGAGTATGTAGGAAGAGAGGGAGATGTTATGTTTGAATCTAGACTTACAGGTTCTTTGTTAGAAAATGACTTTAACGTTTCTAGTTCTACTACTCAACAATTTCATGCACCTCCAGCAGGTCATTACGCTTATATACATAATGGTGAACCTGAATCAGATATAAGAGTATGCAAAGATTTAACTTCTGATAATGAATTTGCTTCAGTTAATTTATATGTAAAAACAGACGAACAACTTAGAAATAATAATGCTCAATATGTAGTAGATATTGAGGATTATTACAAAGGATGTTGTCAGATATCTATAGGTACTCATCCACAAAAAACAAACGCAGGTATTACCTCAACTGTTAATAGTGTTATGTGTGGCAAAGATGCTAACAACTGGCAAGTTGGGGATTCTTTAATATTAGAAAATGGATTAATTAAATTAAAACTAGGAGTTAGCACCTCTAAAGCAACAGTAAACACTCTCATATATGACGATACACAATATGCAACAGAACAAGAATGGATATTTAGTTCTGGTCAAATAACTTCAGGAAACCAACAAGGTGATGACTTTTCAGGTTGGAGAAGAGTACAAATACTTGTAAATAGACCTGAAGTAGCAATCGTAAGATGTACTACTTATTTAAATACAGATAAGTCAGGTAGACTAACTGTTGACTTTGCCTTGCGTAGAGGCTCACATTTTGTATCTGTTATTTCAAACTATTACACAGCGGGTACACCAGTTAACTTTGGATTATACACTGCACCTTCTACCGCAGCTGATGATTCTACTATTTCTAGTGGTTACATAATAGATGGAACTGCTTCACCAGAAGATAACAACTCATGGATTTTAGGAAGTACTGCATCGCTGTCTACAGACACAAATTTAACAGAGAATGGAATAATAAAAAGAGCAGTTGGTGGAGCAACATTTCCATTCTTTATAGGATATATATTAAGAGACGCAGATACTGGTCAACCATCTGATATTGATGATGCTGCTTCAATATACAATCAATACATAGATAATGTAAACGAAGCACAAAGGTTAATTAAAGCATAATGGCTGTTACAGAAAAATTAATGGCTCAAGGGTCATTCAATGTTGCATTAGATTTATCTTTAGTACCTAATTCAATATTAAACGCAATACAACCTTTCGACCAAATAGTTATTACTAATAACGAAGTAGAAGCAGCAGATAGAATTGATAAAGTTATTTTGCCCAGTTCTGAATACGTAGGTGTAATTAGAACATTATCTCTAGAGCCAGAGTCAGCTTATATTGAAGGTGCTGGTCTTAATTTTTACCTAGGTGATGATGAAAACAAAGGTATGCCAGTTACTGACGCAGGTGCTTCTACTGCTCCAAGAGATTATACAGGTGTGTCTTTAGAATATTTTGTAAATAATGATGATGGAGCACCTTATGGAATTATTAGAAGAAATGATAATGGTAATTTAAGAGGTATATGGCCTGGTAATATATACGAAAAAACTGTTGAAGAAACTGACTTATTATTAAACTTTGAAGGTAGTGATGGAGATAAAACAACTACTGATGAAACTAATAGAAAACATGAAGTTACATTTCATCAAGGTGCTGAAATATCTACAGACCAAGCAAAGTTTGGAAACACCAGCCTTAAATTAACTGATGTTAACTCTCATTTAACAGTTGACTATAAACCAGAGTTTACACTTCATTCAGAAGATTTTACAATAGAGTGGTGGGAGTACAGGTTAACGCCGTGATAATATGCCTCAATTTGATTTAGCAAACGCAACAGTTGACAATAGTTTTATAGATAATGTAATGTATCCTGATGAAGGATTTGTTCCATATATTTATGATGACAAATATCCATTAGTAATTAGCAAAGCTACAGCAGAAGCTCTAAGCATAGATGATGATTTATTTGATTCTACAAACAATGCTAATGGTGTTTATTATCACAGACTAGACCCTTACAACTCAACACAGTTTTCAACAGGTTCTAGGCTATATCAAACAAGACAAAACTATAGAAGTTCTAATACTGGTGTTTCAGGTTCTAGAGTTCCTTATAATCCAGATGTTCATGGTAAACCAACTGGTACTCTTACTGTAGGTTTTGGAGCTACTTTTCATCCCTATGGTATTACAGAAGATGATTTCTTTAAAAACTTTTATACAGATGGTATAGATATTAACGGGACTGTTTATACATTCCCAGCTTCATTTAGTTCAAGTTTAGTTAATAACAATGGTGGATATTGGCTAGATAATAATGGAACTTTACAAACTGGTAAAGATTTGCCATTTAAATACACTGGTGATGATTCATCAAATAGCAATATGAGATTTAGCTATTCATTAGCTAGAGAGCAAGCAAAGTGGTTATTTACTAGAAGTGGTGGATACATAGACTCTGTTAAAAATGCGATGACAGGGTACGAAGATGCTTTTCCTTACGATACTGCATTAGCTCAAACTCATTTTGAAATTATGTGTGCAATAGCATATCATCGTGGTGGTGCAGGATTTTCTAAGAGCCTTTTTGCTTATTTTTATAAACAAAAAGATGGAACAGGTGTAAGTAGCGTATCTGATTTAGATAATGAATATTCTGATATAGCAGCTTCTTTAATTTTTTTTGCATCAGTAAGAAATGACTTAGGTGGATATCATATATCTTCAGGAATGGCTGATAGATATCAAAGACATATAAATAGACTATTAAAAAATGACAAAACTGATACAACTCATTCTTTAGGAAATTTGGATGCAAAGAACGATTCAAATTGGTATTCTGGTGCAGATATACCAACCGAGTTTTTAAATAAACCAGAATATACAACAGCTAAAACACCTGATGGTCGTTCTACAGGTAATACAAGTAATTACCAAGTTTTAAGTCAGTCTGGTGGAACATATGTAATTTCCTCATCTACAACAATTGAAGACATAATAGATGATATTATGTCAAGACCAACAGTAGATTTTTGGACAGCTTCAGGATGGGATAGTGATGATTATCCTGAATACTATGCAGGTGATAGGTCTATATACGATACAGACGCAGGTAGCGAAGATTTCTATAAACTTAATGCAACTTATCAATCTATATATTCTCAATACTGGCAGGATGAAAATTCATACTTTCATGGTAAAACTGCTACTGGAACAAACCCAAGAAGTGCAACAAGACATGGGCCTGTAGTAGCTTCTACAACACACAATGGAATACCATCATTCATAATTGGGTTAAATGAAAATGGTGGAGCTAATTCAAAAGTTTATATAAGGTCATCAATATCAAATACTGCTGTAGAAAATGGTGTTACATCAGCTTATGACATTGCAGATGGTAAATCACTTGGAACAATAGATTACGGACAATGGAATCATTTTGCAATAGTAAGAAAGGGTATAAATTTTTACACTTTTAAAAACGGAACAATGGTTGAAACATGGCAGAGTGATAAAAATATAAAATCTCCAACTCCTGATTTAAAAACTTTTTCTCCTGATGGAATGGATTTATCTATAGGTAAATCACAAACTGCTGACTACTTTTATGGCTACATAGATGGTTTAAAATGGACTAAAGGTGAAGGTCAAGTAAATATAGATAGTGGTGGAACTGCAACATTTACAGTTCCTACGAGTGCTCCTGTTATTGAAGACACAACAAATGCTTATTATGGTAAGCATCATATAGAAACTGTTAAAAGTGCTTTAGATAAAGCTGCTACCCAATTAGATGTAGAATACAGACTAAGAATTGGTGATAGTTCTGATGATACAGATAGACCTATTCCTGGTGGAACAAATCAAGGCAAGCTTTTAATTGATATGGGGCCTAGAGAAAACTTATTTTCAGGTCACGCAGAAGACCCTACTGTAATTGTAGTTAGACAAAATAGTGGAGATGACCCTTCAATAACTGGTTTGAATCCATCTGCTATCAAGTCATCTTTTGATGCTTCAGAGTATGTTTCTATTGTTGAGTACATTTCTGATTATGGAGATGGAAAACAGTATGATGCATTAGATGTTATTGACGACAAGAATCCATACAGAGGTTTAAATGGTGAGGAATTAGAAAGAGCTATTTATGTAACTGAGCCTGACCATGCGTATATGACCAGAGAAGAAAGAGCTATTGCTTTCTTAAATGAATTAAAAAGAACAAAAAGAAATATAAATTTAGATTTAGATTTTTACGATATACAAGGAGACTTTGAAGTAGGGGATAATATATTTGTTTATGACCCAGATTTAGGATTTGAAGACACTGATGATAAAGTTGCAGAAGACCCTGAAAGAAATTCTAAGTATGAAGTTTCTTATCAAGGTGAGTATATTAATCCAGAAAAAATTAGAGTTACTTCAATAACTTGGCCTGTACAAGAAGGATACGGTGTGTATTTAAGAAGATTACGTTCTTCTAGGTATAACTTAGTAGAATATGTTGATTTAACTCCTTACGTACAATGGGAAGGTGCAGGAACACAATTAGAAGTTGGAGACTTGCCATTGAGACTTGGTGATGATTTAAGATTTAGTCAGGTAACAAGTGGTATTACTTTAGGTGATAAATTTAACCAACCACAATCTGTTAGCAACTTAGCTTTAGTATCTGGATTCCAAGAAGATGCGTTAGGTGTTTCTAGAGCAATAATAAAAGCTACTTGGGATACACCGTTAAATGTTGATGGAACAATTATACAAAATGGTGTAATGTACAGAATTAGATATAGAAGAACTGGTAGTACAGACCCTTATACACAACTTACAGTCAATTGGGGTGTTAATGAATTTACTATAGAAGGATTAGACCTTGCAACAAACTATGAAGTAGGAATAGCTCCTGTTAATAGTAATGGTGATAGCAACCTTTATACAAGCGACACTATTACAACTGCTATTGATGGAGATGCTCCAGATAAACCAGGTCCAGCTGATAGTATTGCTGCTGGTACATTAAGAACTCAAATAGTTCATAGTTTAGGTAGAGCAGTGGATGACCAAGGTAATCCATTAGCAAGTATTGTTGACTTTACTTTACAAAATGACATTGAACATTTAAATGTTTATGTTTCTACACAAACAGGGTTCTCTATTACAGGTATGGAGCCAAAAGGAAAGATACCTGCTACTGCTGCAAATATAAGAAATAATATTCCTGTTGTTGGTGAAATAGCATTAGAAAATGGAGACGCTCATTATTTTAGATTTACTGCTGTAGATATTGCAGGTAACGAATCAGACCCTTCTGACCAGCAATTAGCAACTGGTCAATTGATTGCTACTCAATTCATATCTGACGCTGCAATTACAGAAGCAAAAATTAATGACTTAGCTGTTACTACTGCAAAGATAGGAGACGCAGCAATTGTTAATGCTAAGATAGGTAATATCATTGAGTCTGATAACTATTCAGCAGGTAGTTCTGGTTGGACAATTAGGAAACAAGATACTGGATATCCTGATGGATTTATAGAAATTAATGATGCTTTAATAAGAGGAAACATAACTGCAACTACAGGAGAAATTGGTGGCTGGACAATATCAGCTTCAAAGCTAACTGCAGGGAATTTAGAATTAGATGGTGGTAACACAAGCATTAAAGGTGATTATACACCGGGTTCATCAGGTTTTAGTTTAAACTCTGATGGTACTGTAGAATTTAATGAAGGAACATTTAGAGGTGCTATAACTGGTGCTACAATAAATATTGGAAACAATGCATTTAATGTAAATAGCAGTGGACAATTATTTATGGGAAATTCAGTATTCGGTAGTGCTAACTTTAGAGTAGATTCAGATGGAACAATGGTTGCGTCTGGAGCAACTATAGCTGGTACTTTAAATGTAAATGCAGGCTCAATACACATAGGATAATATGGCAAATTTTAATGTAGACCAAAATGGAAACATGTGGATAGGAACAAATGTTTCTAACACATTTAGTACTGCTCAATCTGATGCTAATACAAAGTTTTATGTAGAAAGTGACGGAACAATTAAAGCTGAAGCAGGAACTGTTGGTGGAATAGTAATTGACGCAGATGGTATTGAGTCTGATAACTTTGACGCTTCAACAAATACAGGTTGGAGACTTGATAATGCTACAGGAATAGCACAGTATTTTGACATTGATATAAACTTAGAGGCTTCTAATAACAACAGTCCATCAGATACACAATTTATTGGCTTTGGTGTTGGTTCTATATATGGAAATAGTAATTCTAACGATTTAGTTATAGCTGCACCTCAGGTTGCTATACAAGATAGCTCTGGCACTCCAGGAGCAACAAGCCCTTCATTAATATTTACAGATGGTACTTATTCTAATCCAGGTTTTTATGCTGAAGAAAACAATGCAGACCAAAGAGCGGAATTTTACTTTTCTAATGGTACACACGATATATTCCACACAAGGTCTGGGATGAACACTCTTTACTTAGATGCAACTTATTTATCTGTACACGATGGTATTGGAAACAATGGTCAAGTATTAACTAGAACATCAAACGGCTTGGAATGGGTTACTCCATCAGCAGGTACTGTTTATACTGCTGGAACTGCTCTTAGTTTATCTGGAAGTACTTTTAATGTTGATTTAGGAACTACATCTTCAACAGCTGCTTATGGAAATCATACCCACAGTTATGATAATTATAATAAATGGTTATTTCAAGCTAATGATTCTCTTGTAGGTAATGTACTAACTGGCTATGGTGTAAGTTTTAATAATGGTACAGGAACTACTGTTAGCACTGATAGTAGTCCATATAGAGTAAGATATAATGTAAATTTTGGTGCTAGTGGCACTAGCAATAGTGCTGCTAGGTCTGACCACGACCACGGAATTTCTACACACGTTCACACTTCTGTATTAAGTTTTAGTGCCAATGAAATAAATATTTATGGTTCTGTAAAACCCAGCTCAAACAATAGTAGAACTATAGGTACATCATCTTCTTTAAGATTTGCTGATATGTATTCACAAGAATTTTATGGTCAATATTTTTATGGAACATTAATAAACTCATCATCAGAAAATGTAAAAACTAATATTGCAGATACTGGTTTAGGTTTAGATTTCATAGAAGCATTACCTATAAAGCAGTTTAACTATATTACAGAAGGACACTCTGATAAAAAATATACTGGTGTTATAGCAGAAGATGTTCAAGATATACTAGATGCAAATGGTTGGGAAGATTATTACTTAGTTGTTGATAATTCAGATACTTATAGATTTAATAATAGATGTCAGCACCCTGCAATATGTACCTGTGGAGATGAAGATTGTGAAGAAGGTAATTATTCTTGTCAAGATGATTGTTGTAGTGCATATTTTAAATATACAGAAGAAGATGGAACTGTAACAAACTGGGTACACCATACTGTAGAAGAATGTGAAGCATTTGAAGTAGATGGAAATAGACACCCACACTTTAATTATTATCAGCTAGTTGGTCCATTAGTAAAAGCTGTACAAGAACTAAGCACACAGATTTCAGATTTAACTGCTAGAGTAGAATTGTTGGAGGGATAATGTCTGAAGAGCAAAAAGATTCAAAACCTTACGAAATAGAATATCGTTTCGTTAATGATACATTTAAAAAAGATTACATATTAGCAAGAATTGCTGAAGCTGAGCGTGCTCACTTTGAGTTAATGGTTGATAGACTTGGCGAAGGTCACCCAGAATATGAAGAATGGCTTGATGCAGTAAATAATGTAATGGAAGAAATTGAAAGACTAAAATTTATATACCGTCAGTTAGGAGGAAGTTTCGGTTCTGAGTTTATAAATAATGGCTGATGTAACTCATAGTTCGACTAGCCAGATAAGCGGGAGCTCCTCAGCCGACCACGTATTTGACGTAGATTCCAATGGTACACCTTACGGTTACCAACTAAGTAATGCAACAGTAAACATATCAGATGTTGAACATGATATGTACCTTGATGGTCAGAGTATTTTATCTGACGGTACATTTGTAGTAGGTACAACTAATTCAAGTAAAATAATATTTGCTCCTGATTCAACTCCACAAGTACAAATAACAACAGATGGTGCTTTAGACCTTTTATCTGGTAGATTTTTACTTAACGGAACTACCGGAAACGCTAATCAAATTCTTAAAACAGATGGTTACGGAAATCTATCTTGGACTGACCTACCCTCACAACAGTACGCTTTTGGTGGGTTTGTTGTCTCAGGTCAGGACACTGTACAGGCAGGTAATCTATCTGAAACACTAAGTTTAGTAGCTGGAAACAATGTAACTATAACTACAGACAATAATACTAAGACTATTACTATATCTTCAAGTGGTGGAGGTACAGGTAATGGATTTAGTACAGTAGTAGCTGGTGGTTCTAACCTTATTGCAGACCAAGCAAGTGATACTCTTAATATTGTTGCTGGTTCTAATGTATCTATATCAACAGATGAATCTACAGATACATTAACAATATCTGCAAGCACTTCAGGTGAATTAAATCAAAATGCTTTTAAAAATGTTGCTGCTACAGGACAAAATACAATACAAGCAGGGCAATCAGAAGATACTGTTACTTTTGAATCTAACGAAGAAACTGGTATGGATTCTAGATACTTAGAAATCAGAGATAAAGTAACACTAGAAACAGATACTGATATAAATAAAGTAACTTTAAAGAATAATATACCAAAAACTTTATCAATGGCTAGTAAAGTACCAGTAGTGACACAAACAGGTGAAAATGCTGGAATGCCACTAAGAAATAAATTCTTTAATGTGCAAACCACAGACCCTGTTTCAGGTGGCGGTAATGTTGTAGGTCTAAGCACAAGAGCAATTCCAATTTTGCAAAGTAATGGCACAACTACAGTTGATGTTTTAATGCCAGCGAAATCCGATAACAGTACGCTAGAATTAACAGTATTAGATTCCTCTGGAAGTGACCAAACAATTGATATGGAAGTAGCTGAATAATGGCAGAAAAAACACCAGTAAGAGTAAATTATGATGGCAACGGTAATGCCATTGGTTTTGCTGAGTTTCAAGCAGAAGAGTTCATAGGAATAGATGATGGTGGTACAGGTGCTACCACGCTACTTGGAGCACAATCAGCTTTAGGACTAGAAATTGGTGTTGATATCCAAGCTTATGATGTTGATTTAGCTACAATTGCAGGTTTTTCTCACAGTGACGGAAACTTTATAGTATCCAATGGTTCAGCATGGGTAGTAGAAAGTGGCTCCACTGCAAGAGATTCTTTAGGACTTGGTACATCAGATAGCCCTACATTTAATAACTTAACAGTAGGTAATGACTTAACAGTTACAGGTGATTTAACTGTTCAAGGCGACACAGTAACAATTAATACTTCAACAGTAACAATTGAAGATGTATTAATGAAACTTGGTGAAGGAAATACTTTAGACAGTGTTGACTTAGGTTGGTATGGAGAGTATCAAGAATCTTCAACAACAAAATATTTAGGTTTTACTTGGGATGCTTCACAAGATAAGTTCATACTTTGGACTGGTAATGAAACAGAACCAAATACATTAGTAGATACTGGTGATTCAGGTCATGCTACTGCTACATTAATTGCAAATATTGAAGGTAATGTAACTGGTCAAGTTACAGATATATCAAACTTTAACACTGACGATTTAACAGAAGGTAGTGTCAATCTTTACTTTACAGATGAAAGAGTCGATGATAGAGTAGCATCTTTACTTGTTGATTCTACTACATCTGGTATAGACATTAGCTATGATGATGTATCTAATTCTTTAACAATTTCTACGGATTTAACAGAAATAATTGAGTCACTTCAAGATAACATAGAAGGTTTATTTGTTGGAGGTACTGGTGTTTCAGCAACTTATGATGACGTAAACAATCAACTCGAACTAGCAATAGATTTTTCTGAATTTGATTCTGGTTCTATTGTAGAGGGTTCAAATCTTTTCTTCACCGAAGAAAGAGTAGATGACAGAATATCTGCATTATTAGTAGATGCTAATACTGAAGGTATTGATGTTAGCTATGATGACGCTGGGAATCAGCTTACTTTAAGTGTTGACTTAACAGAAATTGTTGAATCACTTCAAGATAATGTTCAAAGCCTATTTAGTGGCGGAACTGGAATAACTGCTACTTACGATGACGCAGCCAATACATTAGCTTTATCTATCGATT